ACGTTATTGCCTGAGACCCGATTGGTTGATCGGTTCTCCTTTCGGAGCAGCACCACCTGTGTCTCATCACCTTAACCAGCAGTTGCCAGTAAGTTTATTCAGTCACTCCCATGTCGCGTCCGACTCTTCTATAATAACAGGGTCTTCGCATTGTGTCAACCCCTTATGAAAATTAATATGTAATGCTTCGATGAAGACAAGAGACCCTACGATAATTAGATTACATACGGTCAGAGGATGAGTAAGATATTTCATTTAATAAAAAAGGAGGTCTCTTGACCCCCTGTATTTATTGTAGAATTTCTCTACATATTCGTTTGCATTCGTTTTGTCTTGAATCGCATTCAACTAGACATTCATAGTAGTCGTCGATCTTCTCGTCGCTTGACGTACTATAGTGTTGCCACGAGTCTAGTTCACTACGTGGTATTAGATTATGCATTTTACTCCATTAATTAAGAAACATAATACAGGAGGTTTAGTGCATTTTCTTTCCTCCAACCCTATTATTATTTACCAAAAAATTTATACTTAGTCGGGTATTTCTTAACAAAAAGAAATGCCTAGTCCCAATCTATTCTCCAAGATTTAATCTTGAATGGATCTAGTCTAACCATTTTTGAATAGAAGATACCACGATAACACAGAAAGGCAAAAACCTCATCTTTGTCGTGCTTCTCTTCATTCCATTCTGGCATTATTCCTTTGCCTAATAAGTGTAACATTAGTCTTTACCTCCTGTAACATTATTTAGTGTCAGGAGATGTTGACAAAAAAAGAGACCCCCTAAGGAGTCTCTTGGAAAAATATAAGCATCTCGCTTACATTAGGTTGTCAACACGTACACGTCTATAGTATCTGTTAACACCAGCGAAGATACGACCTGCACCAGCATTGTCGCCTTCAGCAAATGGGTTAGAAACCATACCGTAACGAGTCTTAAACCCGATTTTTGGTTGGAATGTGTTTTCTCCAACTGCTCTTACCATCTGTAGTGGAACGTAAGGGCAATAGAAAAGTCCAGCATCATAAGGTGAAGTACCTTTGTAACCAACAACGTAGTACTGAGCGCCAGAAGCGTTCTGACCACCTGAGAATGGGTCGATGAATACTCTGTACTTACCATTGATTGTACCAGCAAATGTATTACCAGTGTCATCAACGTTAAGGTTAGCATTAAGTGCAGGTGTGTAATCTAATACACCAGCCATTGTTAATGCAGAAGCAACATCAGAAGAACATAGGATTATGTTACCCTTTCCTCTACGAGTTCTTTGTGCGATCGCGTTAGCGTCTCTCTCGATTTGGAAAAGTAAACCTTTGAACTTCTCAACTGACCATCTACCATTGGAGTCAACGTCTAAGTCAAACGCACCTGCGGTTGCAACGTTGTTCTGAGCACCTGCCTCAGCAGACTTATAGATGGTTCTGATGACTTCGCGGTTGATTTCAGCAAGTATCTCTGTTGAGAGAATGTTTGCTAATTCAGCCTCAGCATCTAAACCATGAATAGCGCGGAGATCCTGTGCTAGTTCCAAACTGTACTCTGCCTTTAACGCTCTTGAACGTGCCTGAACAGCAACCTTCTCGATGCTGAATGACATTTCGCGGAAAGCGTTACCTGCATCACCAAGTGCTTCTGCCTCAGCAGTGCTCATTGCTTGACCTACGTTGTAGCTCTTGCCATCAGCATTAAGAGTAAGAAGACCAGGATTAGCTCCTTGTTGCTCGGTAGTACCGAAACCAACAGCAGCGCCACCATCAGTAGCACCAGTGTAGTCTGCACCAAGTGTTTGTGAAGCAGCAGTTGATAAACCAGAGAAAGTTGTATCTGGCTCGTTGAATAATGCTTCGCTACCAAGTGAACCGTCGTCATTGACGAACTTAGATCTCATTGCGAAGATAAGTCCTGTAGGACCGTTCATTGGTTGAACACCAGCAAGGTCATAAGCAACCAAGTTTGGCATTGATCTTCTGATCAATGAAATTAAAACTGGGTCGAAACCTGCGGTGGGTGAACCAGTAGAAGTGAGTGCACCACCTTTAAAGTCTGCACCACCTGAAAGAGCACCGCCAAAACCAGAAGTAGGTGCTTCCTGAAGTAAACCTGCTTCTTCTTTAAGTGCTTTCTCTTGGTTCTCTAGAATAGCAGCAGTAACTGCTCTTCTATGTGGGTCTGAGATTTTCTCAACGCCTTCTGCGTCGAGTAGAGGAGCCCACTTCTCCTCTAGATAATTTGCATTGCCTAACATTTTAGTAGAGTTTTGCGTGAGATGTTTGAGTTTTTAATGATATTAAAATCACTTTCCAGAATACTTACCAAGTGCTCTGATGTAAGCAGACATAGTATCGGAATTCCCTTTATCCAACTGGGGTTCCTCTGCCTGATCACTAATTTGAGTAGTTGTACCGTTAGAGAAATAAGATTCTTTAATAGTAGTTAACTTCTCTGTAAATTGCTTTTCACTCTCAAACTCAACACCTTCTGCAAGAGAGGCGAGTTTATCTTTTTGAGACTCAGCTAAACCACGGGATAATTCAGTTACGATCTCAGCCTTAGTAGACTCAGATAGTTTTGAATGAAGTGTGACGTTAGCTTCAATCTGCTCGTTGAGTTTTGTTTCCATTTCATCTAACTTGACGCTCATAGCCTCAAGTACATCATATTTATCTTCAGGGATGGATACATAATGATCTTCAAATAGACCTTTCATTCCAGATAGGAATGATTCAGTCATTTCTGTTTTGAGTCCGTTTTCAACTGCAAGTTGATTAGACTTGAACCACTCATCGGCAACGTACTCAAGGTACTTGTCGATTCTTTCTGTTAGTTCAGTTTTGAACTCAGTGACTTCTTCAGCAGCTGCTTCTGCATACTGCTTTTCGATGTCCTCTGCAAGTTCGTTAACTTTTGCTCTAACAGCAGCTTCAAAAATTGTTGCTGCCTTTCCTTTGAATTCCTCGGAGAGTTCTTCACCATTAAACATTGCATTAATGTCGTCAGTGACATCGATATTAATATCTCCTGTAGAGTCGATTTTTTCTTCCTCGACTACATCACCTTCAACTTCGGTTTCTTCAACCTTAGTTTTTGCCTTACCACTACCAGTGCTGTAACTATCAGCACCACCTTTACCAGGTGCATAATCTGGAGCTTTTGGCATTGGATCTGCCTTTGCACCTGGTTTTCCAGGTGGTTTTGCTACAACTGCAGATGGTGTCTTCAGCTTTGCTGAATCGTCATCTGGTTTGTAGTTATCGGGGGATGGACCGCCAAGATCTTCTATTTGACCATGACCTGGTACATAATCGGGGGTCTTCTGCATTGGATCTGCAGTTGTTGCCCCTTTGGTTACTACATTTTCTGCCATTTCTTTTAATTGGTTACCAACGGACATTGTTTACTCTCAGAGGAAAACAAAATTGTTACAAAATTGTTTTAATCTATACTTATTTATAGAGTTTATAGATTTAAGAGAAAATTATTGAACATTGAGAGTTTCTGTTCTTCTAATTCTCGACGGGTTACTGCATTCTCGATCTCGATTCTTGCTTGTTCAGCAGCCGCTTCGCGAATGGAACCACCTTCCCAAACCCACTCTTTTCCTTCCATTACTCCATTAACAAAAGCATCTGGAGCAGAAGGATCTGCTACTATATCAGCAGCAGTTGCAAGGATGAAGTCATCACCGACTATACTGCAACTTTCTTGTTTGACTAAAGAACCAATACCACGAGATGAAACACCTAGTTTTACTCCTTCATCTAAAAGAGAAGATGCAATCTTTCCCATAGGAGTATCAAGGATTCTTGCCTTTCCAACATAGTTTGTACCCTCTTTTACAAGAGAGGTAATCTTATGGGAAACACGATCAAGGTTTACAACAGGACCATCAGGATGTCCTAATTCTCCAAGTGCACGACCTTTTGATACAAACCCTTCGTTATAACGTGATACTTCTTTATCAAGAACACTCATTGGATACATACGTCCATTGCGATTCTTGATTTCACCCTGTAGGAAAACTCCTTCGATATGCAGTTTCTTTTTGCCGTCAACCTCTTCAGTTACGACTTCTACATTTTCGATTTCTTCTCTAATTAGTTTCATGGTTCTTAGTTTGTAAATCCTACCTTTGCTGCTTTAATTCCACCACTAGTGAAAATAACATCAGTAGATAATTTTTCTAAAAATTCAGTTCTACCTGCTGCCATAGTAAATTGATTTGTGCTTGCTGCACCAACAGTTGCACTAACATTGACGACAACATCAGCACCAGTCTGGTTATAAAGTCTTACACAAGTTGCTTTGCTAATACTGCTTGCAGCACCTGCTGTTGTTGGCGTTGTCTGTTCAGTTGCAATTATGTTAACTCTTTGAGTCATTCCTCTTCCTCTTCATTGGATACGGTTTCCTCAGTATCTGTTTCTGCACTTGCTTCAACATCTACTGGAGTTTCGGATTCATCGCCAACTTCAGTTTCCACCTCAGCACTTGCTTCACCTTCTTCCTCTTGCTCAGGTTCACCAAATAAATTATCGGCAACTTGAGGTCGGAAAGCGTCAATTTTTTCAGATGCTTTTGCGTACAAAAGATCCTTTATCTTGTCTGCAACCTCTGTACTAGAGGAGCCACCAGTTAACATATCAGTTAGTTCAGCAGTAGGTTTCATAGTATGTAAAAATTATAATCCTAATATTTATTTATATTTCCCCACCTTCGGGGTTAATTTCTTCCCCTCCACCTTCTATGGGATTCCCATTTTCATCCACTGGAGCATTAGGATCAGGAAGAAGTCCAGACTCAATTTCTTGATCAATCTGTTTGTCGATCTCTCTAATCTCTTCATCAGTCTGACGAAGAACATGGCGTCTTACATATTCAACAGAATAGTACTTACCCAAATATGGTTCTACTTGAGATGCTAATGTTACTCTAGAAGTAATCATCTCATTCTCTTTTAGTTCAGAGAAATGATTATCCTTTAAGTAATCAAACTGGATGTGCTCAGATAGAACCTCCCAGTCTTGTGGAGTAACAACATTCTTAAGAATTAGTTGAGTCTTTAAAAGATCAAGGAATACATTACTAAATCTCTTTCTTAAACGACCAACAAATTTGTTGAATTTTAATTCGTCTCTTTGAATTTCAGATGATCTACCAAGATTAAATCCATCACCAGATCCTGCAATTCTTGACTCAGGAACATTCAGTGCACGATATAGTTTCTTTTGGAAATATTCAATGTCAGCAAGTTCTCCAAGATTTTGACCACCAGGAAGTGTAGAGATTTCAGTTCCTCTACCACCTTCTCTACGAGGTAACCAGAAATCTTCAAGCATACTCATGTGCTTGCGGTCATCACGAATCTCACCAGTGTTTGCATCGTAAACTAATTTGTTACGATAACGATTCATAACATCTCTGAGGTATTGCTCAGATTTTACTTTTGGAAGATTACCAACATCAAT